CCTCCCCCGCTAAAAGGGGAGGTCTAGCTTTCAGGGCGAGAGCCCAAAAGTCGAGGAGACTATTTTTACCTTGGAGGTTCCCTTTGAACGTTTATCTAACTGGTCATAAGACCAAAGAACGTTCTCTACCCGATACTGTGATCACAGGAGAATTCGATGACCAATTTAATGGTTCAGGAGTTCTCCAGACACATAATCCTGTCGGTGATTACACCGTTAGGACCGTCGGAGAGAGTATAGTATACACTAGTGGACGACGCAATCTTTACGCGAAGTCTAACTACTGCTACCATAAAAAGGAAACTTTTTGGTATGGCGGCAGAGGGCCTGTTCGTTTGAGCATGCCCTCACCAAGTGGATGGTACGCCGATTATCGGAGTCACCACCACCACGCCACTACTGCCAAGTCTTCTGTACTCGGTGCTGCCGAGACTGCGCTCTCTGGAACGGGAGCGACTATTCTCGGTGGCAACGCTCAGGCTTATATTAACACAGCTTTTGATAAGCTGCGGCCTGATTTGACGACTGTTGACATCCCTAACTTTTTGTTAGAGTTAGATGATGTCACTAGTTTGGTCAAAGTTTGGAAGAAGAAAAATAGTTTAGCGAAAAATGTGGCAGGTGCTCACCTTAATTACAAATTTGGATGGCGTCCTACTATAGGCGACATCGGAGATGCGATTAATGGTTTAGTCACTTTCCGCAACAAGCTAGCAGCTTTTAAGAATGCTATAGGTAAGACTATTCAAGTCTCCTGTTCCATTCCTACGGGGCTGCCTACCTCTGCGACCGGCACTCTAGCTTGGCCTAGTGGTTCCCACCAGGTCAGCTGGTCAGCTTCGTGCAAGAGATCTTGCACCGCGTATCTGGCTTACAAACCGCAGTTACCTGCGGAACTTGAGGCCACCTACACGACTGTCTTAGGAGTCTTAGACTCCTTAGGCTTTGAGCTTAACCCTCGCATCATTTGGGAAGCTGTTCCGTTTTCCTTCGTCGTCGATTGGTTCTTCGGCGTTGGAACGTTCTTACAGCGACTCAAGATTGATGCGTTGGAATTGCCGATCGTCCTTGTTGATGGATTTCTCCAATACAAGGAAACTTTGCATATCGAGTGGAGCTGGTTACGTGCCAATGATGGCACCTATGTCCCGCGTCCCAAGTCGGATAATGCAGTCTATGAACGAGTTTTCTTTCATAGAGTGCCTATCTACCCGGACTATGCAAGTCTTGCTGGTCTTGGTTGGAAAATGCCGACCTTTAATCAGGCTTTGCTCGGTGTGAGCTTAGCCACTGTGCTTAAGAAATAAAGCACGGCATCTTTGCAATTAAGCTGAGGTGCAACGATACTTCAACATGAAAACCAAGAGATTATTTACTCTTATGACTTTCCTCTAGAAAAAGGAGGACGGTTCATAGCTATACGAGGCCAAAAGCCAAGTGTTTAGCGGTTTCTAGTTTCCGTATCATTACTTGAGAATGGGATCAGACTGCGTAGCAGTATTTTACTGATTTCACTCATATTCCCCTCTTTTGAGGGAGGAGCATCACTATGTCTCTAGCTACTTCACAGACTCTTTCAAAGGATACGGCTACTGACGTTGACACCAACACGGTTGTTTACGCGTTGCGTGCGGCGGACATTGGCCGATCCGAGTTTTCTGTCGCTGGGCTAACTTTGCCAAGCGAGAAGAAACTTACGGTCTCTCATGAGGTCGGAAAGAGTCTAGAGCAGAGGCATCTTGTCCGTCTCGATCGAACTGAGGTCGATGCGTACGGGGTGCCTGCGACAATTTCCACTTACGTGGTTATTGTTCGCCCATCGAACACTGCTATCACTGCGGCGATCTGCATAGAGGAGGTAAATCGACTTGTCGATTTCCTCATCGAAGGCGGATCAAATGCTAACGTGACGGCAATTCTGAACAATGAAGTCTGATACCCTTAATGCTGTAGCTCAAATAGCTACCAGTTTTCTGTCTCACTTGCTAGCCCGAAAGGCTAACAAGAAGAAGCAAAAGGCTCGGAACGTTGTCAGAAATAGCGGCTCAAAATAGTACTGTTCGGTACTGCTTAGAGTGAATGTATCTTGGTAGAATCTAGGGATGCTCTTCGGAGGTGTTCCAATGTTAATTGGTGACCTGAAAAGCCTTCACCTGTTATGGGTGAACCTAGCGACTAACCAACGCTACCAATCGTATTTGGATAAGGAAGATATTCTTACCTTTACCAAACGACTGGAAAATGAGGGCTTGACATTCTTGACTGTTGTGCTTCCTCGAATTGGGAAGGCACTAGACCGCTTCCATTCCACATCGGAATGGATTCCTCCTGAAGGGTTTTCCCTTTGTGAGGACTCTGTTCAAGCTTGGTTATTACCGGGTAAGGTACAAAGCCTTACCTGCGATATTCCCTTGTTCTTGAATAGGGCTGTCGAAGCAGCTTTGAATGGCGACTCTTTAGCCGTAGATTGCGTGCGTCAGCTGACGCTCGTCTTCTATAAACTGGAGGTTGACCATGGTGAAGAATTGGAGCAACAGTTCTTGGACAACTTTAAAACAGTTGACCAATCTCTGTTATCTGCTTTTGATCTTCTCGATCCTTTTCGAGATGATATCATCAAGCAGATGGGGGTTCTTATCAGAAGGGTTCTTTGTAACACAAACCCTCTTGATATTGTTCCCTCTCACGGCAGCGGTGCAACCGCTTGCCGAACTCCTAACTGGAAAAAGCACCATCGTCCTTTGCGATATTTTGCAAAGTTGGATGATGTTTATCCATATTCTGAC